AAGCTGAATATCAAAGTCATCTTTGCTGACATGGAGATGCAAATCCTCATTTATGACCTTAATAAAATTTAGGTCTCCGACTTTAAAGTACTGCGGCAATTCAATTTCCGCACTAACAACCTGAGTTGTCTTAATCTTAACATTTTCCATAGGTGTGTTTAGTAAAAGGTTAAAGTAATTTCAAGCCAAGCATATAACCCAGCGCAAAGAATGGCGACATTGCCACAATAAAGTAGATAATTTTTCCAAGTGTTTTCATGGTGTGTTTGGTTTAAATTTTTCGAAATATCTAAATAATCTAATTAATAACAAAGATTTTATACCTTTTTTTCAATCATATTTTTAGATTCTGCCACATCGATTAGCTTTTTTACCTTTCGAAACTCTAAATTTTGATCCTCTGCGATTTCTCTAATCTCGTAACCGTAGGTAAACAAGGTTAAAATTCTTCTTATCTGCTGGTCGCTTAGAATCTGAAATATATTCTCATCCATTAATTTTCTAGGATAAATCTCGTGCAGCTTCATCTTAGTGTAAAGCAAATAGCCAACCTTTTGATCGTCTAATCCAAGTACTTTAGCAATCTTCTTTCTGGTAAATCCTTCCAGGTAAAGATCCTTTACTTTCTGCATTATCTCGCAAGTTTCCATAGTCTCAACCAAGTTTCGTTAAAAGGTAATTTTTCTTTATCGTATGTGGAGGCGATTCCTTTCGGCGCCAAGTCTGCGGGCCGTTGTATAAACTTGCCCAAGTATAAATGCGGTTTCATTTTAGTATTTTTTTTAGTTGATTATAAACTGATTGCGCGTTTTTACCCCAGTACAATTCACATTTGCCGTCCTTAATTGGGGGGTTCATAAAGTACGATTGGTACTCGCTTGGCTTGGCCGTAAATCGGTAGCACTTTTCTTTCTGGGGACAATCTGTCCCTAGGCACATCGTTATATCTGGCATCTGATAAATTTTATTTGTTCCATATCTACTTCATCTTCGTAAGAAATAAACTTTTCGCAGTGGCTATACTCGTAAGGAGTTTTTAGAAAGTAATGCTGCATTAACATAGCCTCAGCTCTAAACCTATAACACTTTTCCCTGATCGGGCAATTTATTCCTTCGCACATCGTTATATCGCTCATGACATCATTTCTTTAACAAATTCCCGAGCTTCCAATACTTTTTCCTTTGCTTTCTCAATTACTATAGGATAGTAATCGATGTCAAATTCCTTAATTCTGTACATATTTTCCACGTGTGCATAGCTTACTGGCTCCTCGTAAGTCAAGTATTCTGGAGTGTCCTGCAACGTGTAAACCAACTTAGCCTTTTTTAAGCCTGTCAGGTGCATATAAACCTGAAGTTGATAGAAGTATCCCATGTCAGGCTCTTGATCGAACAGAGGGAAAGTATAGCAGTCCCACGAGGTTTTAAAATCGTACACTACACCATCGTGCATACAGTCTGGAGTTCCAGTGAAGAAATCATCTTCAAATTTGTCCAGATTTTTAATCATAAAACTCTGATCCTTGGCAATCGAGTAAAACTCAATCGCCATATCTTCCAATGCCAATCCTTTTTGGATGTACTTAGATTTAATCTGCTTTTTTACTCCGTAAATCTGCTCTTTTACCCAATCCTCGATGTAGCTTTTTGCTGTTTGAGATAAAGTTTCTGATTTTGATCTAGCGTTAGTCATCAATTGACCTAGCGCACTTGCTCTGCATTTAAAGTTCATGATAATAGAAGTTTTTCGTTGTCTGATGTTAAAATATAAACCGCCTTAATTTGCGCCATAGTCACTTGACCTTTGGCAATAGAATCTTTTGCACCGTTCCACTTTGGATGCTTTGGACTTAATTCCTCCTTTTTTGCGCCATGATCATTTGTCGAATCAGGATCTTTCGTATCGTCAATCAGAAACAAACCATTAAGCGCATATTTCCGAGCGTAGCTTGATGAAGATCCAAACGACTGCGCAATATCCATTCCTGTTCTATTTGGATTAATACCAGCCTGAGCGGTTACTACTCTGCCTTCTGTTCTACCTTCTTTATCTACTTGAATAGATGCGGTAGCTTCTACGAATACAATTCCGCCTACTTCTTTTATTTCGTCTTCAATAGTCAAGGTGCATTCGTACTTTAATAATAAAGGCTTTAATGCTTCCAGGATATCCTCACAGCTTCGGTACTTGTATTTCCCGAATGCGTTAAATTGGTTTTTGGGAGCTTTTAACTCCGCTTGGATTTGGATTAACTCTTTCATAGGTGTTTTTTAGTTTAAAGGTTACGTTCTATTTCAATTTCTAATTCTGCCAATAAGCTTGGCGTTGGCTTAACTTCAATTACCAAATCGGTTTCATCGTCGTAAAACGATAGGCTTGCGGTGTGGTCAATTAATACCTCCGTTTCGCCGTAGGCTGGCGCGTGTTCGCTTTCGTCTTCTCCCCAGCTGGTAACCGTGTAGTCGCCTTGCCATACATACTCTTTACCCTCGTAGGTAAATTCGACCTCTTGGTCGTAATGGGTTTCTGAATCGTAACTCATTTTATTTGACTTTATAGTAGTTACCTGATTTCATAAATGCTGCCCAATCATTGCCAGTGTTATATTCACATTCTTCAAACTCCTGACCATTTAGGTAAATAGTTCTATAGATTGTCCCATTGGTCTTGATAGTGAATGTTTTGGATGTGTAGTTAGGTCTAACTAGGAATTCCTGACCTGAAATGCTGATAATTTTAAAGAATCGTGTCATTTTTTTGGTGTTTAGTTGCTGTTTGATGAATCAAAATTATAAGGAATAAATTAAAAACAAAAGAATTAATAAAAATATTTTCAACACTTTGTCGCCTTTTGTCAACCAGTATTCTTTTTTGGTTATAACTTGCAAATAAAAAGCAATGGAGGAAACTGAGATTTTAAATCCGTTTGGTTTTGGTAATGCCAGCCGGGTAATAGACGAGAATCGAAAGCCAGCGGATTATTGGCAAGATTTTTTCGACTTACACCAAGTGTTAGCGGAAAATGAGTTTTATGTGCTTTTTGATGATGGTCTCCTGGTTAAAAAAGGTAGATCTAAATTTACAACTAGCCAGTACATTAAAGGAGATAAGTTCACTTCATTTGCAAAAGTATATGCCAGATTTTATCAGCCAGGTAGCGGACGTATTAATCGAGATTAAGGAACTCTTGATTAGCAAAAATCAAAAGTACGGTAACTCAGCTCTGGAGCCGCTTGGAGTATTTAGTCAGTTGTCCGCAAAACAAGGACTACTGATTAGGATTGACGATAAGCTAAAGCGTATTAAAAACGGATCTTTAGACCGGGACGATGAGGATGTAATAAACGATCTAATCGGATACCTAGTTTTATTAAAAATTCATGCAAACCAGGAGAGCAATTTTGATGAGCTTGACGGCTCCCACAACTGGAAAAGCGTAAAGGATAAGCAAGACATGATTAAACTCATGAAAGCCAATTTAAAAGATAACCTATAAAACGGCAATTCTCCCATAAATTGCCAACTTATAGCGCATGAAAATTCATGCATTAACCTACTTTTTGCTTATTAATGTGCGGTATAATGCACAAAAGCTGCCGTTTTTGTAAAATATCTTTAACCTTATCGGAATTAATCCGATTAACGAGAGTAAATTTTGCAGTTTTTTACCTTTCAAACGTAGTCAAATTGTCTACAGTTGTTACAAATTAGGAGCGTATTTGTTACAAATCAATTTAAAAAGGTAACAACCAAACTCAGAGGTTTACAAAACGCAAACTTTTATTAACCTTTAGAATAACTTTTTACTAACGCCTAACGTGTGAATCTTCGTCACGGGTTGGTACTGATACTGAAAGAGATACTTGTTGTCCAAATAGGCAACTTTTACGCTTGGATCAATAAGTGAATTAACACCAGCACCAAGGTAAATTCCCTTAGGTTTCTTTATTATTGTCTCCGTTTTTGTCTCGGTAATCGTGTTGGTCACAACAGGAATAGTATAGTCGTTAATAGCGGTCATTTTAAGCACTTCTCCAAGGACTTCTCCACTAACCTTAGTACTTCCATACTCGAATGGGAAAGTGGTCTCAAAAAGGCTAATTTTAGGCTTAAAATCAATTAGGAATGTATCCCTTAAAACTTTCGTTTTTATCTTTGTTTTAGGGATATAAATCGTATCTGTGGAGGTGATGTATAGAGTATCAGTCAATCGCTCAATATTTGTTTTATAAACCGTTTCGACTTCTCGTTTTGGGAATACTATAAAAGCTAAAATTACTCCAGCAAGAAAAGCTAAAACCGCTATTTTGATGCGCTCATCGTCTAGTAAATCTTTCATTATTCGTAGATATCTATATTTTCATCGTTTAATAAAATCCTTAATTGATCTCGAGTCTGTTTTATCGCATCGTATTGTCCATCCGGTAACTCCTCAAACTTTAACTTGGCTCGCATCCATTGGTCTAACTCCCACAAAACAGAGCGCATTTTTGAGCCATTAGTTGCGTTTGCAAACTCGTAATTATCCTCTGGTAGATTAAACTCTAGTACTGCTTTCATAACGGAAATTTACAACTATCAATTAATAACTCATAACTCTGTTTCCCATCTTCTCTCTCTCTAATTCCGTTTAAGGTTAGTATCCTACCTCCAACTGGTTTAACCGGCGCTCCTCTTTCAACGTGCCATCCAAATGCTCCATCCTGGTACTCTTCTTTATAAGATCCAGTTATCGCCAGGTGGATTTGCTTGTGCTTATATTCGTGAGTTCGTTTGCCCATGTTGTATTCCATTGTCTCACGCACGTCGTTACGACTTGCGTTTTCGTGAATATGTCCCATTATAAACACATCCATATTCTCGTACATCTCCAATGCTCTGGTCAAATTAATGGCTCCCTTTGTTACTATACCCCCACCTCCTGATCCGTGGAAATACTTTAAATTTTTGCTCAAAATGGTATTTTCAAAATAATGATGTTTAATCAGGAGCCAACCTCCATAACCTCCAGTTTGTACGTTTGTTTTGTTTGTGTAATTCAGCAAATCGACAAAACGCTGCAATGGATCTGTTTCTAGGTTTTTTATAATTGCAGTCTCGTGGTTTCCGTAACCTATAACGGTTAATAAATGAGAATACGGACTAAACCAATCTACTGCATCCTCAATTACTGCATCGATGTAATTGGATTTATTATGCTCCGGTAAGATGTCTTTTTTGTTCCGCCGTGGATCGTATTTACCTTGCATTAAACAAAAGAAATCCCCATTTATAAAAATAGGGATATCATTCTCTTTACAATAATCTAAATGTGCCTTTAGCATTTTCCTATCGCATTTAGGGTTATCCCAATGCAAATCCGATAATAAGGCTAATCTATTTTCGTTTCTAGTTAAAACGATAGAATGCACATTCCTGGCAATTTTGGTTAATTCCATTTAAGGTATGTTTATGTAAATACTTTATCTTTTAACCAGATAAATCCTCCAGATGTCTTTTGACGACCTTTTAAACAATCTGTTATTGATGTTCTATTTAAATTATAAAAATCAATAGCGTATTTTGCACAATCCCATTCTTTTAAAAATACTCCATCAATAGAATACTGGTAGACTTTATATGCTTTACCATTTTTATGACCTTTGCTTTCTAGCCAGCTACCAGTTTTATTTTTTTTATGAAAAAAAGACATTTTTAATCTAGTTTCCTCAGAAACTTTTCTTCCTTTTGCCTTTATGCCAATTTTATCTTTGGTTTCTTGAGTAAGTATATGTCCTTTTAAAGATTGCTTTCTTTTTTCATTTACCTCATGGCTTAGATATCCTCCATTTCCACCATTTGCAATATTACATAAGCTACCATTTTCCGTATTTTTTTTATACAAATTGATAAACTCAATTTCTTTTTCACAAGCTTCTTTCCAAGTAATATCTTGAAGCATTATTTCTACTCTATATTCCGTAAAATTTACAATGTTATTCCAATAGACATTTCTGTTTTTACTAGAGTAAGCTCTTTCAAAATCAGATTCACTTTTGCCAATGCCAATATAAAAAGGCTCATTTTTATCAAGTCTAATATGTCTATAAACGTAAGCCATTATTTTAAATCTGCATCGGATTTATATGCAATGTACTTAGTTACTCCAGAAATTCTTTTAGCTACTAAAATTTGTTTTCTGTTTTTGTCTTTGGAATAGCTAACATGAACCCATTCCGGGTTACTATTTTTTGGAAATTCGGCAATTAATTGATCAAAATCTAGCTTGTTTTTAATGAAATCGAATACCATGCGATTCGTTACTTCGCCGTTGCTGCCATCCATATCGATGTCAATCGCTTGACCGGTACAATGCTGGGATGATGTGCTGCCTTTAATAAAAGCGTTTAGCTCCTTAGATCTGTAACCTGAACTTATGAATATTGGAGTTTTAAAATGTTCCCTTATTGGCTCAAATACTTTATCAGCTAGTAACTTGAAATTTTCTAAATGCTCGGCGGTTGGCGTGTTGTCAATTCCATGACGCTTGGCCGTATCGCTTCGGGTAATTTCTGCCAGATTTAGGTTAGGACTTATTTTCATTTGTTGGCTTTTTAAATATCTTTTCAGCTGCGGTTATTCCTAAAGCTGCGGCGGATAATGCAGCAACCGAATAAACTAAAGGCTCGTTTTGATTTCGTATAAGAGTGTATGATAAAGTAATTGCGCTGATAACTCCAACTAGGCGTTTGCTAGATGCTTCGCCGTTTTCGCTTAAAAATCCTTTTGCCCAGCTAAAAAATCTTTTCATCGTCCTTGCCCTTTATAGGTTTTTGGTTTTTGCTCGCTTTTAGAATAAGCCTTTTTAGCTTTCCCGTTTCTACGCTTGCCAAAAGAGGTTGGCTTTAGATTTGAGTTACTCCCCTTTTTCATTTTTCTGCTTATCAAATAATGCTTTCTCGTTCTTAATCTTGAATACTAGCCAAACGATTGATAAACAAGAAATAATTACCGTTAGGAAAATATTTACGTTCATTAAATTTAGACTCTGGAACACGTTTGCAATGATTGCCGCAACCGTGGAGGGTAAGCCTATTTCGTCTTTTTGGAAAATATTCATTTCATTTAATTGCTTTTCGTTTACCAAAAATAAGGCATTTATGGGCAAATAAAAAAGCGCTATTTCTAGCGCCTTAAATAGAGTATGACGTCTGCTAGTTTTATGGTTGTAAACATCCGCAAACTAACGGTTCTCTCTAATTATCTTACTTTTCCTTTAAAGCCTCGTAAAGCGGCCCTAAAACAAGCACAGTAAAGCCTTTGGCCTTTACCTTGTCTTTCATTAAATCAGCATCCGATTTGCTTATTTCCATGTCGCCATCTGAGTAGTAAACTTTTTTGGCCAACTCGTAAAGCCTAATTGGGTCTTCTTTTTCCTCAGCTGCAAATAAGGCGTTGCCAACCATCTTAGACAAGTACATAAACTCGCCGTTCTCGTTTGTAATTTTGTTGCCCTCAATGTCAGTTAGAGCAATCGCAAGGTTTACAATCATGTTGTTTCGATTAGTGTTAGATTTAATTTCTCCGCAATATAGGAAAAGGCGTAATCGTTGTCTCCATCCCAAGCCAAATAAGTGTCGCCGTCCATTGTTAAAATACCTTGTACTAAAGTTTCATGGTAAGCTAAAGGCATTGCCTCAGTTCCGTCCCCTCCAGATAAAAGGTTGTAATAAAAAGTACAAGAATTTATTAGGTTGTCTTGCATTGTTGCATCTAATAAATTAGCCTCTAATTGTTGCCCGTTTTTCCAAATGCTTATTGGTTCAATTTTTTTCATTGCTTAATTTTTTAAAGTGTCAATTTCTTTTTTTAATTCTTTGATTGATTCAATTAACAACGGAATTAATTTCTCGTAGTTTACAGTTAAATAATTTTTACCAGATTTAGATTCTCCAATATTATTTCTGTCAATTGGTGCAATACTTACCGCCTCTGGCATTACTAATTGGACTTCTTGAGCAATTACACCAACGTCCGTTCCATTTTTTGGAATATATGTTAAATGCTTATTTTCTAAGTCATATTCAAAAGTACATCCGTTTATTGATTTAATCTTTTCAAGAGGATTAGAAATAGATTGTATATTTTTCTTGAATCTTTTATCCGATACTCCTTGTGTTAATGTTCCAGTAAGGGTTGCATTTCCAGTTCCTGAAACCCTAAATCCAACACCATTTGCCTTGACATCGACAAATGCGCTTGTACTTGCCCATTCATTTAATAACGAAGTTCCACCGCCTGAATAGTTTAAAGTTGCAAAATCTCCAGCGTTAGTACCTAATCTTAAAGTTCCAGCAGTTCCAACAATTTGAACTTGCCCGCCTGAGGTTATGCGCATATATTGTGTTGATGACGCACTACTCGTAAAAGTAATTTGACTTCCTCTCACAAATGTTTGATTAGCTAAGGTAGCATGACTAGGGCCATACAGTTCAATTCTTGCCCTATTATCTACTATAGTTGTTCCAGCAAAAATTGACAATTCATCTGTATCAGATAAAGAGGTTATTGTGCCGCCAATTGCAATATTACTTGAAACAGTAGCCGTCCCACTAACTTGCAACCTTGCCCCGTTGTCTGTTGGACTTGTACTAATTACTACATTGCCGTTTTCAAATACTTTTAACTTTTCTGTATATGTTGTCCCAGTAAAAAACGATAATGTTTGACCTTGAATTTGTAATGGTCTTGCATTACCTCCAGCCAAAGAAACTATAACTGTGTCATAAATATAAACTCCATTTTTTGTGTTACCAGTTAAAGCACCTCCAGTAAATAAACCAACACCGTTAACTTCCAAAGTTGTTGCTGGTGTATTCGTAGCAATCCCAAGCCTATCGTTTGTGGAATCCCAAAATAGGTTTGATTCGCTGCTAATTGCAGTCGTTCCAGTAAAATAAGCTACTTGCCCGCTCGTTCCCGTTCCCGTGACTGGGTTAGTCAAAGCGTTTTGCTTGTTGTTAAAAGTACTCCAATCCGTTCCGCTTAACGCTCCAGTTACGCCAGCGCTTGCCAAGCCAAGGCTTAAAACTTGAGTAGATAAGCTTAATCCGTTAGCCGTGCCTAAAGTTACTGCGTTATGCCTTGCCGCCGTATTAGCCGCTACGTTAGTGTTGGCGTTTACCCTAGCCTCAGTATAATAAAGGTTAGTTAACTCGGGAACGGCCGCAGTATTTAGCGTTTGGAATGTCTTATCGCCTCTAAAGTATTGAGCAGTTGTGCCAGCGGTTATGGCATTTTCTTTTCCGTTAAAAGTAGACCAATCCGCCGAACTCAAAGCACCTCGATTCGTAGCGCTTGCAGTCGGTAAATTAAACGTATGCGTAGCCGTTGCGCTCGCAATGTTAAAGTCAGTTCCGCTAGTGCCAACCGCTAAATTTTGCACTTGAGCCGTTAACCCATTAAGCGCAGTTATTCCAGTCGTAAACGTGGTAATTATCTGGCATAAATGGTTATCCTCTGTATGTAGCGTAATCGTACGTCCCGAATGATTAACGTAATATCTAATCGCCAATCTATCCGTTAAAGCTAAAGTAGTCGTAGGTACGGCAAGCGTAGAGAAATAGGAAATAATGTTAGTTCCAAACGCAATCAACTCTGGAAATCCGCTATTTGATGCAATCAAAGTCGCAGTCCCTCCCGAATTTACTTTGTATAATTCAACGTAAAAACTAGGTGAGCCTCCACCACTTGAGGCGCTAAAGTATGTTTCAAAGTTCCAGTTTCCGCCAGGTATCTCTAGCAAATTTGGGTCGCCAGCATCGGTAATAAACGAGGCTATATAGCCGTCTGCATTAATTGTAAAATCCGTTCCAGCTCCCAAAATTGGGACTTTGTTCAATTCCTTATAAGCAACTCCGCCGATTGTCCCTTGGGCAACCGAGCCATTTAAATAGTAGCTAACCGAAGAGCCTCCACCGCTAGACTCTGGAAAGTCAGCCAAAGAGCCATCTCCTCGGATGTATTGACCAACATTACCAGCTCCTCCTAAAACTTGCGATTCTGTAATCGATAATCCAGTAGCAGCCGTTGCAATTGTTACTGGTAAGTGATTCTGTCCGCTTCCAGCTGGATCGGTTGGACTTTGCCCCTCGGAAACAATGAATCCAGGAGAGGCTGGTTTACTGCCTTCTCTTACAACACTTGCTCGAAATTTGTTAATATCTACGTCTGCCATTTATGTCGTTGGTTCAATTCCTAAATCGTAAAGCTCAATTTGTGCCGTTCCTGTTCTGCAATTTAGCTGATAACTTACCAATGCCCAATACCTTCCGTTAAACAAGAACGATCTCCACGGGTCAATCTCTCTTCGCTCCAAAGTTGCTAAAACTCTGTAGTTTGTTCGTCCTTTCAAGTTAGCTAACTCTTGCACAATTACATCCAACAAAGGTAAAGCTTCTACTCCATCTCTGCTCCACTCTTCAGTAACTGGATTGCCAGCGGTAAGTAACTGCATTGCTGAAGCTGAGTTACTCGTAATCGCATCTCCAATGTATGTATCGTAATCTGGATGCACGTTCGCATAAGGAGATCCGGTAACCGCTTTAACTCCCAACTTTGCAAGCGATAATCCAGCGGTTTTCTCAATCTTTAAAGAAAGGTTGTCGTATCGGATAACGTATCGATTTGGAGTTGCTCCCGTACAAATCAGCTGGTAAAGTCTAATCTCCACCTCGCCATCAACCGGGACAAGTACGTTATTAATCGCAATACTATTCCAAACAGATCCAGCGGTAACTGAAAACTGCATAATCGTAGGAGTTGCCGTCCAATCAAATGTCGATAATGTATCTCTGTATAAATATTGATTTCCAACCTTTAGCATTAAGCCAACCGAATGCCCTCCAGGAGTAACTGCATAAGATGTACTAACTCTCTCCACCATGTACTCAAATGTTAGAGAAATTGTATTGGCATTTTCTTGAGCGATTGTAATGGCTCCTCCGGTAGTATTCGTATTAGCTGAAATCCAGCTGATATTTGGATCGCTTGCTCCCGCCGTTGATGTAGTTGTCCAAATTTGTACGTATTCTCCGCTAGAGTCCGATACGTATTGCACAAGAGCAGTATTACCGGTTGGAACGCTGCTAGGTTGCAAACTAGGTATTGCCATGTGATAATCCCAAAGCAAAAGTTGGTAAGTATTTGGATAAGGAGATGCAACGCTATTTAAATTCCATTCAGTACTTAGAAACTTGGCATCAAAAACTCCTCCTTGCGAATCTCTGTCTAAAACTCCTAGATTTAGATAAGCATTGAACTCTGTAAATACTCTTCTAGCAGTCTCCTCCGGTCGGTTAATATCAGCGTTTATATCGTCTCCATTTACAATGGTTTGACTTAGTAAAAGCGATTGGTTTGCATCAAATGTAAAAGCCTGGTAACTCAGCTTATTATACTCATTTAAGCGAATAACGTAAAAGGTATCTTTCCACAAAAATACTCGAGCTAAGAATGGATTTACCATCCGCTCAATCGTTTCTTTTAAATACAATTGCTCATTCTCAATTCTTACTCCGTTGGTAAACTTTGCGGTTTCTCCATCGGTATAAATTGCGTTTAAAGGGACATTAAATTGCCTAAATGGAGTAATAGTATCGTCCATTCTAGTTTCGTGGATGTTAACACCTATAAAAGTGTTTCTCTTGTCAACAAAGCTCTGATTTAAAGCTCCAACAATTGCCGAAAGAGCTTCAGTTCGTGGATCTGGCCAAGATGAAAAGCTAGACCTAATCGAGTCTAATCCTTTTAAGCCATCAATTGCAGTAAATTCAAAGAGCTTGTTTCCGCTAGTATATGGACTTGTAATAAAATCAGGCGCAATGTATCCGGTAAAGAAAGGTTGCAAGCCGTCAAATTGTAAATAGTTTATTTTACTTGTTCCAGATGTTGCACCAATTACAAAGGTATTATTCCCAAATGCAATGCTTTCAAAGGTTGCTACTGAAGCAGCTGGTATTGCAGTCCAAGAAATTGCGTTAGTCGAGTAGACTATTCTATTAGTTCCAAAATTTGTAACTCCAACAAAATAGCCGTTTCCGTAAGTAATATCTTGAGGAGAAAACGGTATTGTAACACTTGTCCAAGTCAACCCATCAACTGAATACCTAGATCCAGTTGTAAATTTACCATCGGCAAAATGTATTGTTGTAGATGAAAAAGCCGTAGCTTGCTCATCCCAATTTATACCATCGTAAGAGGTAAAAGTAGTTCCTCCTGGAGATGTATCGCAAACCGCAACCCAAATTCCATTACCATAAGCTACACCAGTAAAAGTAGGAATTATTGCAGTTGTTCTGGATGTCCAAGTAATGCCATCTGGGGAGGTCATAATTCGATTAGTTCCAGATCTTGCTACTGCAACAAATAATCCGTTTCCAAATGCAATATCTTGAAACCACATAGCCTCACTTGGAGTTCTTGCAGTCCAGTTTATACCATTAGGAGAGGTTGCAATAAAGCTTGTTAAAACTCCTGAAACATTTGCATAACCAACGGCAACAAATAGTCCGTTTCCAAAAGTAACATACTCAACACTAAAACCAGTTGGAACTGTATTCCATGTAATTCCATCGGTAGAATATTGAATTAAAGAAAATGTTCCAACAAACATTCCATTGCCAAAAGCCATTCCTCTAAATCCTTGAGCTGGAGTAGCAGCTTGCCAATCTGTTATATCATTTGCTCCAACCTCGGATAAAACTACTTTCCAAGTCCGATTACCTCCAACTAGAAACTCGTTGAAATCTCCAGTCTCTCCAGCGATTGTAAAATCTACTGAGGAGCCTATAATTGTCTCTAAGGGATCGTTTCCAGTATTACCCCAGTTGTAAGTTATGTCGTTAATTTGGAGAGGAGTAACGGCTCCAGAATAGCCTGTTCTTAAAATCTGCAAATCCCAAGCGTTACCACCATAATTCGTAGCATACCCCCCCTGATATTTTAATCCGTAATCATTTACCGGTACGTTTTGACCAGTCAAGACAACGTACATTTTTGTATCTTGAGCTGGCATCGTAAAACTAAACGATAGCGAAGAGGATAAGAAAGAGTTGCCTGGATTAGTGTACCACAATGCAGTATGAAATCCAGAGCCTGGAGCAACTGCAATCGTGAGAGTAGCGCCTTCAGTATAAAATTGAACTGGCTCAACTCCGTTTACTGTAATCGTGCCAAGTCCTTCTCGTACAACTGCTTGAAATCTGTAGTCTGCCATTATCCTTTATTTATTCTGTTATTAGCTTGACCTAAAACGTAAACCAAATCTTGGCCTTTTACTACGAACTCGCCGCTTACATCTCTGTTTTGCTCAAATAAACCTCCTTGCGCACCTCCTCCGGTAAAGCTAGATCCTCCACCTACTCCAGAGCCTCCTACGGATGCACCTCCGCCACCTCCACCTCCGCCAATACCAGAGGTAATACCTCCACCTCCTCCGCCTCCGCCAATTTTAGCTCTAATAAAACCAGCCAAAGCAATTAAGGCAACACCAGCAGCGATTGCGGTTGCTGGATTTTTAAATGCCAATTTAATAGCAATCATTCCAACACCTACTTTAATAGCTGCTTGGCCTAATCCTTCTGCAATTGTAGCAACTCCACCTAATAAAGCTTTACCAGCCGCCTTTACAACATCTCCTCCAGTAGCTAAAGCCTCGCCAATGGCAAAACCAATATCTCCTAATCCATTTACTGCTCCATTGGTAATAATAGCCGAAGCTTCAGCGTTAAAATCCTTTAGAGCTAATAGAAAATTAGTTTTTTTAGAATCGTCTATGTCTGCGATTTCTGGCTGAATTTGAATACTTGCGGCAATGGCATCTAAATCTAATCCTGGCTTTAATGGAACTGCAATTGATTCAGCCATCGCCATAAAATTAGCATCTACTTCTTTAGCTAACTTGGCTTGACGTTCTAATAAAAAGTTTGCAGTATTTATTTCTGGATTTCCAGCTAAAAGTACTTTATTATATTTATCCCAAGCCTTAGAATACTCTTCAAATTCCTTAGCCTTTTCGTCTGCACTTACTTGATTGTTTGCTTCAACAAAAGTATTAACTCCAGCCGCAGCCTCAACCGCTGCTTTTTGTACGAATTTAATGCCTCTAGCTTGAGCCTCTAGCTGCGCTCCATAAATAGGATTGAGCATTGCAGCAATCTGCTTACCAAATGTTACAAAACCATTTTCTCCAGTAGCCTGAGCAACCGTATTAACTGCACCTAATGAGGTTACTAGCTTTTCGGTCATTGCATTAGCCAAATCCAAAACTCCAGCAATTAAACCACTAGAAGAGCTTCCAAGAGTTAATTGTAATTGAGTAAAATTGTCTTGCAAATTAGATATCTTACCGCCTACGGTTTCAGATATTGCTGCCATAGATCCACTTACTCCTTCAGTCTCTCCAAGGCTTAAAATATAGGCTTGTATCGCTTCATCTGTTTTTTCTACTTCAGTAGTTACTCCTTTAAAAGTAAACGCTACGTTATCTCCTTCTACCTTTGCTTTAATTCCAAATTCCTTTAAACGCTCAAACTCTCCGGTCATTGCATCCAAGGTAGCTTCGGCTAACTGATCAAAAGATTTACCAGTTGATGACGCTAAATCTCCTAAAGCAGTCATTTCTCGAATAGTTGGAGTAAAACCTCTATTCGCAAGCTTTACAAAAGCTCCGGTCAATTCGTCAACCTGGAAAGGAGTTTTAGATGCAAATTCCACAATTTGATCCATTGCAACCTTTGCCGCTGAATTACTTCCTAAAGTATTGGTTAATACCGCTTCCATTTTCTGGAATTGTGCGGTTGTATCAATTATAGCCTTACCAAAACTTAAAACGGCTCCTACAGAAAAAGCAGATCCTAAAGAAGCTAAAGCTGAAGAGGATATCTTTTCGAATTTGTTAAATTCCTTACCAGATTGATCTAGCTTAGTGTTAACCTCATTAAACTTTTGGTTAAACTCGTTAATCTTAGCTCCGATTTCAACCTCTATTTTTGGATTTGCCATTTTTCTCTAGTTTAGATGCAATTTCCAACAATTTCTTCGCTTTAGCAAAGTCCTCATCTGTTGATTGGAAAGGCTTAATATTTTGTTCCCAAGGCAATGGCCAAATTTTTCTAGGAGATAAGTTTGTGCCTTTCTTTAAATGTGGTTGTAAACCTATCATAGCATGAACTCGTAAACTCTCTATCATGTCTTTTTGGTCAATCTCATGGCCTTTTATTAAAGCCTTTAACTCTTTCCTACTTAAACAAAAAAGCTGCTCATAAGGTATTTTTGTCCTACCTACGAGCAGCATTAAATTTTCACGAGCTGAATACTGCTCGCTTTCGTCTTCACTTATGTTTTTTTTTCCTCATTTTCTCCAATGCCTAGCTCTTGTAAGAGATCAGCTAAAACATTGTTAAAAAGATTTATTACATCTTTACCATCAACCCAGATTTTTAACTCATCCAAGGCAATTGGATTTGTACTTTTTCTTATGCTTGCCACTTTATGGCATTCGATAAGCAAAGCATAAATTAAATCTAGTTTTGGCATTTTGCCACTTTGAAAAACTTCACTTAGGCTTTTGCCAGTAAAGTCTTCAAAATTTGCTAATGCTCCAAGGTTTGGGTAAAAGTAAATCTCTCCTTCTTTATAAGGAGCTGAATGGTACTTAGCCATAAATTATGTTTAGGTTGGTATTACGCTGATAACTGGCGCTCCTGCAAAGTCAAAAGTTCCAGAGAATGAAACCTGAGAGTTTCTTTCTGCGGTAATTTCAACTGAGTTTAATTGTGCATCAACTGTGATAATTTTATCGCCAGATTCAGTACCGCCAAACACCAATTCAAATACTTTTCCGATGTCTTCCATCAAGTCAAAAGCTGAAAGGTTAGATATTCCGGTAGATGCAAAATCAAGATCTCCAGAGAAAGAAAAGGAGCCAGATTTGTCGCCGCCTTCAAGTCTTACTCCGTAATCGCCAGTACAATCGTTTCGAACGATTACAGACTCATTAGAAATAGAAACCGAAGCGGAGGTTTTGCAAACGACTGGAAGAGAGTTCCACTCGAATGTAAAGAAATTTCCTAATTGGTAAGTTGCCATAGCTTATTCGTTTTAACAAATATACATAAATTTTTATTTATCAAGAGACAAAGAAAATATCGAGAGTGTAGGATAATATTTTTTGATAAGCTATCTGGCTAGATCCTTGCTCAATTTGAACTCGAGAAAAGTTTTTGCGGATGTTAATCGCTTGCAAGTCGACTGGCAAATTCAAATACTGCAAAGTCATTTTTTGCTGAATAGCATTGGAGATATTCTCCGATAATTTCTTGCCTCCGCTACCTTGTGGAAACTTTGTAACGATGTTAATCTGAAAGGTTGCGTTTTGCCTAATTGTGCAATCGTTATTAGTCGTTTCGGCTTCGTTCTGGTCGGTAATTAAAACGTAAGCAGCTGAATTAACATAATTAGCCGGATTGATTGTTGGCGGTAATTCAGTATCGTAAACTGGCAAAGTAACTCCGCTAAGAGTTAAAGGAGTTATTGCGTTTATAACTGCTATTCGTATATCTGTAGCTATTTCTCTCATCCTAAATCCTTTTTTATTTCGTTTTCAATATCCGTTACCAAGTTAGCCGTATTTCTAAAGAAAGCTGGCATAAGGTAAGGTTGTCCAATTATTCGTCCACGTCCGTTACGATAAAATCTCCTTGCTACATCTCTAACCTCTTGAGTATATTGAGGATTAGATAAAATCTCTCTAGCACTTAATCCCGTGCCAAATTCTAACCAAGCCTCAATCTCAAATACTGGATCTCCAGATTGAACTCCAACTCTCCAATTTAATCCGTTATTCTCTGCAACTTTATCAATTCTTTGCTTAATATTTAAAGGCAAACCTTCCCAGGTACTTGGAGCGTTTCTAATTGCTTCAATTTCAATATCAGTTGCCGTACTTGCTAAAATATCTTTTACCGCCTCAATTACAATATTTTCTTGCTTATCAAGATCCTTTAAAGCCGCATCTAATCCTTTAACTGTTACCGCCATTATACTCCAATCATTTGAATAATATACTCTTTGTGTTGCCTCTGGTCGTCTAATTGGACGCTTGTAATTTTGTAATACCGGTTGCGGTAATAAACCTGGTAATTCTCGCTAGGGATAAATGAAACACGGTATTGAATTGCGATAGTATATGTATTTGGTAATACCATTTCTCCAGCTTCTAATCCGTTGTTTCCTCTGGTTTGCTTTACAGATGCAAAGGTAGCTAAGGACGTTCCTGGAGTTATAACCGTACCTCCAGCTCCATCCGGTACTGGCGAAAAGGTTATAAACTCAACCTTCTGGTCGTATTTTCCAAAGTTTATCATACAAATAAATCCGCTCTATATTTTAACTCAGTTGAAATACTAGCTTTTTGAGCGTATTGCTCTTGAACGCTAATAATATTTTGTCTAAAGGCAAAATCCGTTGCAATCCTTTTGAGCATCGCAACATGCAAATCTTGAGGCAATGGATTAGAGTTATTGAATCCAGCGGTATAAGTGTAATTAACCACTTCTGTTTCGTCCGTTGTTACATCCGCCACCCAAGGGCCAATTGGATATATTCTCTGACCTGATTTATTATTCGTAATAACCACATTTCTTTGAACATAAAGCATTCCAGAGGCTTTCTCTGATTCAATCCTAGCAGCTGGAATTAATTCGTTAGTAAGTAAAGTATCCCAATCGGAGAAATCGATTTGAAGCCAGGCCTTTGCCTCTGCCAATGTAATCGGCTCCGTTCCAACTGTGGAGCTATAAGTAATTTCTAAAGGTCTAATTACGCTCATTTCTTTTTAAAGTCTTGTTTATCCACCTTAATCCATACGGCCAATCCTTTGTCGACTAAATAAGTGTCGTAGGTCTTACCTACGCTCAAAATTTCGCCTTTTTGGAACGGCTCGAGATCA